CGTATGATGCGGCGGTGAGGGCGCGCGAGGTGCATTGGGGCATCGACCGACTGCCGCTTCTGGTTGAGGCGGAATTGCGGGATCGGTTCTGGGCGCAGATGGATGTGCTTAACCGCGCGATTGAAAAAGGCAGCGGCGTCGAGGTTGAGGATGCGGTCGCCAGCACGATACGCGGCGTCGAGGCTCTGGAGCGTCGGGCGATAGAGTTGGGGGCCGAACCCGTCAGCGGCGAGGTGTGGGAGGAGACGACGCCGAGGGGCGCTGTCATTGCCGTGTGCCGGGACAAGGCGGAGATCGCGAAGATACGGGACAGCGGCAGGGTGGATCGTGTCTATGCGATGAGCGAGGTTGCGGCTATCGTCGAGGCGTTTGAGGACGGCAAGGCGGGTGAGGTGACGAAAAAGGTGAAGTCGCTCTTTGAGGGTGCTACAATCGAGAGCATCAAACCGAAGACGCCAGCGCAGGTTGTGGCGTCGTTAGATGATGAGATACCATTCTAATGACGGTAAAGGATTTGAACATAATTTACACAGACCAAGAGTACCAACTGCTCGGCGGTCATGCGTGGATCGATGTGCATACGCTCACGGTTCACATCATGCGTGTGAAAGATGGCGTGCGTGTCGAGGTGTATCCCGCAGCGCACGATGGTGTCAGCGAACCGTTGGCGGAGTGTCGGGCCAAGTGGGAAGAGCCTGCGCCCGAAAGCAGTACAAAGGTGGTGAGGCGGTATGTTAGATAAGGGCGACGGATTGTTTGCGAAGTGGCTGACACAGGGCTGCTGCCCGAAGTGCCAGTCGGATACGTTAGTGAAACACGCAGGCGGCTCGCAGTGCAGGTGCTGCGGCCTTGTGATAGGGAGAAGTGAGGATGGACAAGTTAGACGCGCTGGACGCAGCCATCGCCGCCGTCGAGGCTCGTGGCGAGAATTATGGAAGCGTGTTGGAGAACCACGAGCGGATAGCCGCGCTGTGGTCGGTTGTGTTCGATCAGCGGGTTACGCCGGAGCAGGTTGTGCTTGCAATGACGTGCCTGAAGGTGGCCCGGCTGATGGAGACGCCTTCGCATGAGGATAGTTGGGTCGATATATGTGGCTACGGCGCATGTGGGGCGGAGATAGCAACAGATGGCTGATGTCGTAGACCTTGAGGCGCAGGAGCGTGACTATGTGCGCTTCTTCCGCAATTACGTCGACTGTGACTGGTGCGGCATGCAGACGCGCGGCAGGGTCTACGAAGAGACGCAGACGATAGTGTGTAGCGCCTGTCGCAAGCCGCTGTTGGAAATAGACGAGGATGTCAGCTATGTGCTGACGCTGGAGGAAGATTGATGGCATATCCTAAGACGCCAGAGAAGCTGTTCGATATTTTTCTGGAGCGGGTCACAGAAGGACGTGCCGGTATCAATGTCTGCAAGGACGATGACATGCCGGGCTGGACGACAGTGTGGCGCAAGATCACGTCTGATCCTGACTTCGAGCAGCGCTATCGCACAGCGCTGTCGTCTCGCGGTATGGTGTACGCCGACATGCTCGACGATCTGGACAAGAAGCTGCTGTCAGGGATGATCACAGAAAGCGCGCACAGGACGCTGTCAGACAACATCAAGTGGCGATCAGCACGCATGACGCCAAAGGTGTACGGCGACAAGCAGCAGATAGATGTGACGGCTTCTCCGGGCGGCGAATACCTTCAGGCATTACAGCAGATCAATGACAGCTTAGAGATGCGTCGGGCTGAGGCGATTGAGCATGAAGAGGGAGAGACACACACAACCGAAATCACTACGCGCGCGCAGTCAGAACGCTCAGAATGAGTGTCCTGATAGCGACATAATATAGGGATATAATGGGACAATCGCTAAGTCATTGAAATCATTCAACCGCAATCTTCCATAATGAACGTTATGCGACATTTATACAGGAATTAACCAGATTTCGGTTGACCCCCCCCGTCTCGCGCACGCGGCGGGGCGGGTGTAAATATATATACCCCTACCACCCCCCACCCCGTTATCGGAGTAACCGCAATGACCCCATCCGCCGCCGAAAAAAATGACCTTGTGGCGATGATCGCGCAGTTCCGCGACGACCCGCGTTTTTTCGTGCAATCCGTCCTCGGCGCGACGCCTCAGCGCTGGCAGGGCGAGGCGCTCGACGCGATTGCGGCGCACGACAAGGTCGCGATCAAATCCGGTCACGGCGTCGGGAAGACGGCCTTTGAGGCGTGGGTGACGTTGTGGTGGCTCCTGACCCACTACCCCTGCAAGGTCGCTGTCACGGCCAACAGCGCGCACCAGCTAAGTGATGTCCTTTGGACCGAGATCGACCGCTGGGCGCGCAACATGCCGAAGGCGTTCAAGGATTTGCTCGAATTTAAGTCTGACAAGATCGCGCTCAAGGGTGCGCCGGACAGCTTCGCCGTCGCGCGGACCAGCCGCCGGGAGAACCCGGAGAGCCTCGCGGGCTTCCACTCGCCGCACATGCTGTTTGTGGTCGAGGAGGCGTCGGGCGTGCCGAACGTGATTTTCGAGACTGCGTCGGGTGCGCTGTCCACCCCCGGCGCGAAGATTATCATGTGCGGCAACCCGACCCGCTCGGATGGGTACTTTTACGACGCATTTCACGCGGACCGCGAGAAGTGGCACTGCATCACTGTGTCGTGCGAGGATGGCGAGTATGTTGACCCCAAGTTCATTGGCGATATGGCCGAGAAGTATGGCGAGGCGAGCAATGTGTTCCGCGTGCGCGTGCTGGGCGAGTTTCCGACGCAGTCGGACGACGTGCTGCTGCCGCTGCACTTGGTGGAGGACGCGACGAAGCGCGACGTGGAGGCTGGCCCCACCACCCCCGTGGTTTGGGGCTTGGACGTGGCGCGCTTCGGATCGGATCGATCGGCGCTGGCAAAACGTCAAGGCAATGTCTTAGTTGAGCCGATCAAAACGTGGCAGAATAAGGACTTGATGGAGTTGGCGGGCATTGTTTTGGCGGAACACGACGCCGTGCCGTACAGCATGCGCCCGCAGGCGATCTACATTGACGCAATCGGGCTGGGAGCCGGTCTCGCCGACCGGCTGCGCGAGTTGGATTTGCCAGCGGTTGCGGTGGCGGTCAGCGAGACTGCGTCCCTGAAGGATCGCTTCAATCGCCTGCGCGATGAATTGTTTTGGAGTGCGCGCGAGTGGTTTGAGGCGCGTGACTGCCACATGCCGGAGGACGACACGCTGATCGCGGAGTTGACGGGGATCAGGTACAAGTATTTGAGCAGCGGCAAGCTGAAGATTGAGGGCAAGGACGAGATGAAGAAGCGCGGGCAGCGCTCGCCCGACACGGCGGATGCTTTCGTGCTGACGTTCGCGGGGCAAGGTGCGGTTGCCGGAGGCTACTCAAGGGGTTACAATAGCAGCCGCGTAGTCAAGCCGAAAACGAACTGGGTAGTGTGATGGCGGAAATTGTAAGGACTGGGCCGACCGGGTACGAGTACGGAAGAACCCCCAGCCAGTTTGATCTTTTAGGGCTTCTGGACGCATTTACGCCTGTGCGCCGCCCCATTGTTTCGCCGTCATCTACTCGCTACGAAGAAATCGACGGCGCTATGTACCGCGTCGAAAACACCCCCGCTGAGTATGGCGAACCGGAGGTGGGCTTTTCTTACATGCCAGCCGCGCAGGCCATCAGCGGGCTTCTGGGCGACCCTGTGAGCGCCGCAAAGGCAATCCCCGGCGCTTTAGCCGGTCAGATTGAGGATTATTATGACGCCTCTATGGGCGCGCTTCAGGGATACGAAGGAATGATCACCCCGGAGGGTGAGCCGGTCCAAGCTAACCCGCTGCTCCCCATTGAATACCTACTTGGCGGAGGCGTCGCTGCCGCACGTCAGGGCGGGGCAACGCTTGGCGCTGCTGGTGGCAAATTAACAAAAGCCGAAAAAGACCCGATGAAATATTCGGGCATTGAAATGCCTTACCGCATTGAAGACACCCCAATGGAAATAGACGATTTGTCTGGCTTGCTGATGCCGCGCCGTCAAGTTGATGTGGAGCAGTTTCAAGGCAAGCTGCTAATGCCGTTCTTCACCGACAGAAGCGCCATCGGGGGCGAGGTTAAATCTGTTGATGGAGTTGACCTGACTAGCCCAGTTTTTCTTGAGGGCGGGTCAGGGTTTATGCGTGGAGAGGCTGCCCAAAATCAAGATGCTTTGTGGGCCAGCAAGCAAGGCATTGTGTCAAAGATGGCTAAAAAGGCTCAACGAGAGTCAGACAAGGCCGGGGGCGCTGATGTTGTTGGTGTTAATGTGGTTATGGGCGTTGACGCTATAGATCACTCCACTATGCCTTCAAAGATCGTGGCCAGAATGATGCCCAATATGGACATTGACGCAAGCGCCAAAAAATCTTTTGACGAGACTATGCGGAAGGTGGACGAGGACTTTCCGGGTGTGGATGCGATCAATCTTGAGGCGTATCTTGACGCGGCTTCGGGTGATCTTCGCAAGCAGTTTATTCGGCTTATGGATAAGTCCACGGCCAGAAAGGCCGGGTTCCCAAATGTTGGGGCTGTCCGTCGCGCGGTGACCGACCCTGAACTTTATGATACGCCAACTTTTTCTGAGGGCGTCTCTTTTGGCTTGCTTGATGTAAACAGGCCCATCATTGAAAACCCATTGTTCCCTCACACCACATACAGCGGGCAACTGCGCGCTGGGGCGGTCCCCAATCAAAGGGGTGGCTATATGGGTTCGCTTTTGGACGGCGGCCTTGCCCCGCAAGGCACGTTCTTCCCTCAGTCGTACAACGCTTTAGCGTCACAAATTGATAAAAGCGGGAACCCGCTGACGGCGCAGAACATAAAATATGCTCAAGAGCGTCAGCTTCCGACGCAGATGGTTGACCAAGAGATGCTTGACAACCTGATGGGCGGCTCACTCTTGGGCCGATAGAAGAAAAAATGGAGGGCTTTGGTTAATGTCTATGCCGATTGCTTCGCATATGATTTCATCCAGCTTTTCCGCCTCTTCAAGAGGCAACTCGACAGACTTCATCACGCGCCGCATGATGCGCTCTCGGTGCATTTCGGGTGTTAGTTCAAACATCTCAACCTCCATTGTGAGGCAAAGATTATAGGATATATCGAAGCGATATAAAAGGTAAAAAGATGGCCCCACGCGCCCCTAAAGACCCACGCCTAGCGCGCGCCGGTGTTTCCGGCTACAATAAGCCGAAGCGCACCCCGAACCACCCCAGCAAGTCGCATGTGGTTGTGGCGAAGGAGGGCGACAAGGTTAAGCTGATCCGCTTCGGCCAGCAGGGCGTTAGCGGTGCGGG